TTAGTAACGCCAGCGGTCATAACGCTGATATTTCGGCACTTTTGGTGCTTTTATCGCCCTGATCACCCACACCACCGCAACCGCCAACAGCAGCCACGGCAGCAACTTAATCATCAATGCCAGCATACCGCCGAGGAACATAAAGGCCGTCGCCACAATCAGCGCGGCGATAATACCCAGCAACGAAACACCGGTGACCATCAGCATGACAAAAAAGCCAATTACAAAAAGTAGTTCCAGCATGATGCTCTCCCAAATATGAAATCTCTTGCTGGCATTACAAGAATCATGCCAAAAATAATCTATTGATTTAACAGCAAAACGCCCCGCGACGGGGCGCAGGGCGTGGTGAATTTGACTACTTTTTGGTGAAAAGTTAACGCTTATCCGCTACCAGTTTGAGCGCGTGTTCCAGCACATTAATGTCTGCACCCGCTTTATGGGCATTTTCACTTAAATAACGCCGCCACTGCCGCGCGCCAGGAATACCCTGGAACAAGCCCAGCATATGCCGGGTAATATGGCCGAGATACGTACCCTGGCTGAGTTCACGCTCAATGTACGGATACATGGCGCGCACTACCGCCACCGGATCGGCATCGGTATCCGAGGAACCAAAAATCTCTCGGTCTACCGCCGCCAGAATCCCCGGATTCTGATACGCCTCGCGCCCGACCATCACGCCATCCATATGTTGCAAATGCGCTTTAGCTTCTTCCAGCGACTTGATACCACCGTTAATCGACATCGTCAGATGCGGAAAGTCACGCTTCAGTTGATACACACGCGGATAATCGAGAGGCGGGATCTCACGGTTTTCTTTCGGACTTAACCCAGAAAGCCAGGCTTTACGTGCGTGGATGATGAACATCTCACACTCACCTTTGCCGGAAACGGTGTTGATGAAATCGCAGAGAAATTCATAGCTGTCCTGATCATCGATGCCAATACGCGTTTTCACCGTCACCGGAATCGACACCACATCGCGCATCGCTTTCACGCAGTCGGCAACCAGCTGCGCATTACCCATCAGACACGCACCAAACATGCCGTTCTGCACCCGGTCAGACGGGCAGCCGACATTCAGGTTGATCTCATCGTATCCACGCGCTTCTGCCAGCTTCGCACACTGTGCCAGCGCCGCCGGATCGCTACCCCCGAGTTGCAACGCTACCGGATGTTCTTCTTCACTGTACGCCAGGTAATCACCTTTACCGTGAATAATCGCCCCTGTGGTCACCATTTCGGTATACAGCAACGTATTGCGGGAAAGCAGACGCAAGAAATAACGGCAATGTCTGTCCGTCCAGTCAAGCATAGGAGCAATGCTAAACCGAGAACTCCCGTAAGCGCCAGTTTTCTCAGGCATCGCGCTGGTTTGATTAGTTTTCTGTGTTTCAGGATTATCGTGCATTTTTGAACATTTCAGGCTATTTTTCTCGCGTTAGGTTCCCGCACAGGTTCCCACGATTTATGGGAACCCGAAATAACGAGGTCGTGTAATGGCGTACTATAACATAGAGAAACGACTAAAATCCGATGGCACACCACGCTATCGCTGTAATGTGATTATCAAAGAAAAAGGTGTTATCACTTACAGGGAAAGCAAAACATTCCCTAAACATGCCCATGCCAAAACATGGGGTACACAGAAAGTGATGGAATTAGATCTATATGGCATTCCATCATCAAATGCAGTTGACGGACTTACAGTCCGTGACTTACTACACAAATATTTAAATGACCCAAATGCCGGAGGTAAAGCAGGTCGTACTAAAAGATATGTGCTGGAACTGCTTATGGATAGTGACATCTCCGCGATCAAACTATCCGAACTGACAGAAAATGACGTAATTGAACATTGTAGGCTAAGAAACAACGCTGGTGCAGGTCCAGCAACAGTCAGCCACGATGTTAGTTATCTTGGCAGTGTTCTGGATGCGGCCAAACCTGTATACGGAATTAATTACACATCAAACCCGGCGAAAAGTGCTCGTCCATATCTACTTAAACTTGGTTTGATTGGTAAATCAAACCGTCGTAATCGTAGACCGGCATCTGATGAACTGGACATGCTCATTGAAGGTCTTCAACAACGATCTACACATAAATGCTCAAAAATTCCGTTCGTTGATATCCTCAAATTTTCTGTGTGGTCCTGTATGCGAATCGGAGAAGTATGCCGGTTACGATGGGAAGATCTCGACCAGGAACAAAAATCTATACTCGTAAGAGACAGGAAAGATCCACGCAAAAAGGAAGGCAACCACATGAAAGTAGCCTTGCTTGGGGAAGCCTGGGATATCGTCCAACGACAGCCCCAAAAATCGGAATTCATTTTTCCATATAACAGCACTTCTGTTACTGCGGGATTTCAGAGGGTAAGAAGCAAATTAGGTATTAAAGATCTGCGATACCATGATTTGCGTAGAGAAGGGGCAAGTCGCTTATTTGAGGCTGGTTTTAGTATTGAGGAAGTCGCCCAAGTTACAGGGCATCGTTCATTAAACGTGCTATGGCAGGTATATACCGAACTGTATCCGAAATCTTTACATAATCGTTTTGAAGAGCTCCAAAAGAGCAGAAATAAGACCTCTTGACACTGTTTATCCATACAGTTAAAAATAACACTGTATACAAACACAGTATAGAGGGACTTTTATGCGTATTGAAATCTGCATAGCCAAAGAAAAAATGACTAAAATGCCAACCGGTGCTGTGGATGCGTTAAAGGAAGAATTAACCCGACGCATCAGTAAACGTTATGACGATGTAGAGGTGATCGTAAAAGCCACCAGCAACGATGGCCTTTCTGTTACGCGCACCGCCGATAAAGATTCAGCTAAAACTTTTGTTCAGGAAACTCTGAAAGATACCTGGGAGTCTGCTGACGAGTGGTTTGTTCACTAATTAACACGTAAAATCGGTAACGGCTGGAAATCATTCAATACTCGCACTATCGAAAGTTAACCAGCCAGCCGCAGTATCCTATCATGACAAGTTACTGCGGCTTTTTACTTTTTATATTTAACGGATCAACATCCAGATCAGCAGACACGCCACCACCGGCACAGCAAAATCCATCAGGCTTGCCACATCCCATGCACGTGGATCAAAACCGCCCCACCACGGCATATTCATACGCTTGCCATGCCCGAACATTTCAATCCAGCGATATTCTGCCTGGGTGTGTTCACGCGCAATGAAGAACGTACAACCGGCTATCGCTCCGTAAGCCCAGTTCCCGGTAAAAAGACCAATCAGTAGCTGCGCAGCCACAGCACAAAGAGCATGAAGGAAAGGTGTTATATCCATTTTCATCCTACCCAATAAAACGGGGCGCTCGGCCCATTAATATTATTTAGACGCAAGCGCCGCCTCAATTGCAGATAATCTTTGTCTTAATTCTGCGTTTTCTTCTTCCAGTGCTGTTATTCTGTCGTCTGACTCTCTGGCTACCTGAACAAGCAAGCCAGTAACACCAGAATAATCTACAGTTTAATACCGTTCACCTTCTTCTCCATCTAATCCACTCCCGCCGTCTGGATATTTCATCATAGACCCTACGGCTTCGGGGATGGCTTCCAGGGTTTCTTGTGCAATAACACCAGCGTAAGGCATACCGTTTTCTTTAAGCGTGTATGTATAGCCGTTCATTTTACGAATGCGGTCGGTTGCATTATCTATCACCTGAATATTGTCTTTCAGATCTCGGTCAGAGCCTTGATTAAATGCACTTGCATTGCACGCGCCGTTAACCGTTAATTCGTAGGTATTGCTGGTAGTTTTCTGTGCGTAGAACATATACAGAGCCTCATCTACGCCAACTTCATAAACAACCGGACGGCTAGAATTGCCCCATAGTCGAGTTGTTACGCCAGCGTGAGCGGTTCCCTGTGTGTTTAATGTCATGGTTGACCCATGATTAGCATATTTGATCTGTAATGTGTCGGTGTAATCAAATTTAATAAGCGCGTTACTTCCACGCTTGCTGTATGACATAAGGCAGTTACCCATTTTGAGGTATCCGCTGTCACCGGGAAAAATCATCGTACCGCCATAAAGGTTGGTAAAGTCCCAGCAAATGTTTTTCCCGTTATCGTTCAGGTTAAGGCGCGCCATTGCGTTACCTGGACTGTCTATCCATTTTTTGAGATATAGTTCGCAATACGCATCCTCAACACCTGCCGTCCTGTGAGTTGAGCGGAGTTTTCTCCCAAATATAGCTCCGCTAGTTGGCAATACTTGCTGATACCATGAAGCAGACCAGTCACCAACGGTTTCATCTTTGCTGTCTACATATGATTTTGTTGCGTAGCTTCCTTGATCGTTTTTTAATTTGCTAACGTCGGATTTTAGCGTTTTGATGTCATCAGGAATTACTGTCGATGTAGCCATTATTCTTCCTCACATCCAGCCACGAAGTTGATGCTCAACAGCAACCACGTATTCATCGAATATTGACGGTGTTTTCACATCATTAATGATGCGCACGTTTACAAAATATCCGTCTTCCTTAACACATACCGGTTCGCCATCTTCATTCAGTTCTCCGGTTTCTTTGTACACGTTACCTATCACGTCAATAAGAATATCATCCTGCATCGACTCATCATCATAATAGCCAGTGCTATCCATAAAGGCCGAAAAATCGGCCCTGTCGGCAAATTTAAGTGTTAAATCTTTCATTTAATACTCTCCCCCATTTGCGCATCAGTCAATGCCTTGTGCCATATTCTGAAATTCCTGATATGACCAAATAAATGACGTGACCCTGCTGTAGTCTGGCCTCCAATACGGATGGTTGCAGAGTTCTGAATATAGGACCACGTAGTCTTTTTTTCGCTGGATATGCGCCCGTTACTTACTGAGCACGTAGACTGATCTGATTTTACACGCATCCCCATAACCATTTTTTCAAGCGATGCGTTTTCGTTTACCCGTCTGTTAGCTCCTCCAATATCGCAATAAGGAAATCCGTCTGGCCCATCTGCCGCAGATCCGAACCCAAGAATAATAGCCGCTCCGGTTTGATGACCGCCGGTATCAAAAACACGCGGCGCTGCATTTGGCGTTTTATACCAGTTCTTATGTACCTCACAAAGAACCGTAAAAGGAAGATTATAAAGATTATTCTTAATGGGAACTGTAACTATATCGCTTGCGCGGGTCGCCGCCGTCGTTCCTGATATAATAAAAGATGATACACAAGGCCCATTTTCTACTTGTGGGGTGGCCAGATAAATATAGTCACCAGATACGGTTGCCCCGCCCTGCTTAGGAGAATACTGTATCTGAGAGCCTATTTTTAACTCACCATCAATTGCCTGAATTGTTGCCTCAGCAAAAATCCATCCTGTAGTTTCATCCTTCCTGACTCGTGCCGTAATTCTACCGGAAGCACCACCTGTCATATTAATTTCAAGCGTTTGTGTATCAATATACGCATCACCAAGAAAAGTTGTTGCGCTACCGTCATATTTATCAAATCGGATACGCAACCTTACCTGCAGTTCTGTTTTAAAACGACATGAGGTTGTCACGTATTTATTATCGCCTGAGACATCAACTGACTTTGTTGCAGCAATTGATGCCATATTAATGGCTGAGGTTTGCCCAATCAGAGAATCGTTACAGACAAACTTTCCATAGGTAAAACCAAAACTATCCGTCCCGGTTTCGGGAACATCCATATTTGACGATCGCCCCCAACTGGCAGGGCTTTCCGAATTGAGCATGTAGTTCGTTCTTTGCCCCTCAATAAGCAGGCCATCACGTTCAAACCGTGGCTCGTCAATGGCAGCCTCTGTCAGCACACCAGATTTATTAATATAGGTTGCTTTCGATGCGCGTTTAAACTTAACAACCTTGTCGCCAGGCATCGTTATTTCATCATCACCAATAACAATCTTTTTATATGATGGCGAAAAACCCGTAATCATATCCAGCGAATCGTTAAATGGTATCCACACATCAGGAAGTGGCTGCAATACTTGTTTATACGGCTCCGCAGCCTGGCTTGCATACTCTCTGGCTGCGTCTTCACTCGCTTTTGCAGCCGTCTGGCTTGCAGCTGATGCTTTCGCCGAGTTAGCCGCCGCAGTCTCGCTTGTCTTTGCGTTGGTTTCGCTCGTCTTTGCAGCTTTTTGACTGTTGGCAGATGCAGTGGCAGAAGCAGCCGCCGCGCTTGCAGAACCAGCTGCAGCACTCTCGCTTTGGGCTGATGCATCCTGACTGCTTTTCGCCGCAGTTTCGCTGGCTTTAGCATTTGTTTCGCTGGTCTTCGCTGCCGTCTGGCTGTACTTTGCGTTAGTCTCACTCGTTTTCGCTGCTTTCTGGCTGTTAGCCGCAGCAGTTGCTGATCCGGCTGCTGAAGTCGCAGAACCGGCTGCCGCGCTCTCACTTTCAGCTGCTGCAGCCTGGCTGTTTTTCGCCGCAGTTTCACTGGCTTTGGCATTCGTTTCGCTGGTTTTCGCTGCCGTCTGGCTGGACTTTGCATTGGTTTCGCTCGTCTTTGCGGCTGTTTCGCTATTTTTCGCGTTGGTTTCTGATTTTTTGGCTGCTGTCGCGGAGTTTGCCGATGCAGTCTGTGAGGCCGCTGCCGCCTGTGCGCTGTTAGCTGCATTCGTTTCTGAGGTTTTCGCCGCGTTCTTCGATGATGCCGCTGCAGTTTCGGATTTCTTTGCCGCTGCTGCGCTCTGAGAGGCGGCTTCGGCGTTGCGTGCCGCTTCTTCCACCATTGCCTCAAAACGACGCAATGCCTCCGGCATGACATCATCTTCCGTCATGGCACCGAGAAAATCATTCAGCGTACCTGGTCTGGAGCCTTCATAGACGGTAATGGTCCCGGCATGTGAAGGCGGAAAACCTTCAACCAGCAGGATGACGCTGTACTGGCCATACTCAACATCCATGCTGTAACGCCCGGCTTCATCCGGATTTTCAGAGGCCACCGTGTTCACCAGTACCGTGGTGCTGTTACGCTTTGCCTTCAGTTGAATAGTGCAGTTCTGTATTGGTTTACCCGCACCATCTTTCAGCACACCTGAGATTTTTACTGCTGCCATATCCACTCCACAAAAAAGCCCGCCTGAACCGGCGGGCTGTCATAACACTGTGTTACCTGGCTAATCAGAATTTATAACCGACACCCACGATGAAACCGTCAGTGCGCCAGTCGCCACTGCCGGAACCTTCATAAGCAATATCAATGGCCACGAATTCGGTCGGGTTAAACTGCACGCCAGCCCCCCACGCCAGAGACGTGTTGCTGTGGCGACCGTCATCACTTCCGGTCAGCACATCGTGCGTATCCCCCTTGTTGTCGGTCACCTGAAGATAATCCCCGGAAAAAGTCGACACACGGCTGTAAGCCACACCCGCGATCGCATACGCGCTGAACCATTCATTCACGCGCACAGACGGCCCCGCCATCACGCTGAACCAGCGGTTACGAACGGAATCTTCATGCCAGCGGGTATCGCTGTAACGGGTAAGCTGGCGATTCTTGTCTCCTGCATAGCTGAATGACGTCACCAGCCCCAGCGTGTCCGTAAATTCATAACGGTATTTCACGTTAATGCCCTTCAGGTCATCGCTGCCTGGCATATCAGTATGGGTCTGAAGATACCCGGCGCTTAGTGTGGACTGATGCTCTGCTGCGCTCGCTGGCGTACCAGCGGCAACCAGCCAGACTACTGCGGACAGAATAACAGCACATAATTTACGCATAATTACCTCTCGCTTTTCTGCAATAAAAAAGGCGCCATTTCTGGCGCCCGTATCTGGGTTATAAAATTCAGCTAATCGTGATGCCTGCAGTGGCTTTCTTCATCACAACAACCAGCAAATCGCTGATACTTGCTGTGGGATACCAACCATTTACCCACCATGCTGATACAGAAAACTCCAGTGTCATTACGCCACTGCCTGCAGGCATATCAATAACACCCGTGTAAATCAGAGTATTATCCAGAGCCGTTCGGTTATAAATTTCAGCCCCGTTTTTCTTCACTATCAGGCGGCATGACGAATAAGTATCGCTATTCTCCCGTTCATGTCTGGCACCGCTGAAAGCCACCGCTGGAATAACAATTTGCCGGTCAAACGGCTGATCGTCATAAACCCTGACGGTAATGGTCCCTGATGGCCACCGTTCCGGTGCACGGGAGTCACGGGGGAAAGCTTTGCCCACTGTTTTAACGAGATCGCCTTCAATCTGGTTCGCGGACAGTTTTCCCAGAACCCGGCAATTCTCGTTAATCGTGACGTTGTTGAGCGTCCCGGAGTTCGCATTCACGTTACCGCTGATATCGGCATTTTTTGCCGTCAGCCGCCCGTCCGGTGTCAGGGAAAATGCCGGAGGATTACCGCCGCTGGTAATGGTGGGAGCCGTCAGATATTTCAGGAACACTTCATTCATAAATATCTGATCGCCCTGACCAACAAACATCGGCTTTGTGTTGCCATTCGCAGGATTAATCATCGCAATCCTGTCCGCCGCCAGCAGCACCTGACTCTGCATACCGTCAGGGGTATTCTCAATACCGGCACCAATACCCGCGATATAAAGGCGTCCGTCCTGCATCTGCTGCAGCTTCACAGCCCACATGCTGTTCAGGTTATTATTTGTATCAACCTGAACCTTCTGTATCTGCTGGATCGCTGCACTCTGGTCTTCCAGTTTCTTATTGACGGTCTGCGTGATTTCATTACTGACATCCGTGATGGACGTTCTGATTTCCGCCAGGTCAGGCGCAAGCTGACCGTTATCAATCTGCGTCCACAACTCCTGAGCCAGATGGGTTTTCCCTATCTCTCCTTTGAAAAAATCCAGATAGCCGGATGCATCATCACTCGGCTGGCCAACAGCCTCCACGAATGCCGATTTGCCAACGGTGTTCACACTGCGGATGTAAAAATAATAATCATGGCCCGGCTTGATATTGATACTGGCAGCTATCCAGTACAGCGCCGTGCCAAGATAGCGGGCTGTGGTTTCAACCTGCCTGATATCCGCAATCCGCTTTTCTGAGAACCAGAACTCAAACTGTACCGTCGGATCATAAACGGCAAGATACGGCGTGGCGGTTATCTGAAAATAGCCCGGCGTCAGCTCAATCCGCGACGGCGCTGCCGGTGCGGCAATCCGGAACGATACCGATGCCGGATCGCCCTGCTGTCCCCACGCATTTACCGCCCGGACTGTCAGCCTGTAGTTCCCCAGCGCCAGTTGCCTGAAGCGGTATGTGGTTTCCGTCGTCCTGGCCGTGCTGACCAGCCGCTCACTGCCGTCATCCGCTGCCACGGTCAGGCGAAGCATAAAGCTCACCCCCTTCACCACCTTCGGCGTGTCCCAGCGCGCCAGCACCTGGTATTCCCCGCTGTCTGCGGTGACTTCTGCGGTCAGGTGCTGCACTGCTGGCGGCGTGACACCGTTCACCGTTCCGCTCTGGTCGCCGTCAAAGTGCGCCCCGTTATCCACGATGGCTTCTTTCTCCGGCACATGCTGCACGGCAGTGATGGCATACGTGCCGTCATCGTTCTCACGGATACTCACACAGCGGAACAGGCGCTGGCGCAGCGTAGGCAGCTTCAGCCCCCACACGCTGTACTCGGCAACGCCGTCAGGAACCCGGCTCACTTTCACCTTCACGCCGTCGGTGACGGACTGGACCTCCACGCTGACCGGATTCCCCTGTCCGTCAACCAGGCTTATCAGCGTGGTGCCGGAGGATGGCAGCGTGATTTCACGGTCGAGCGTCAGTGTCCGCGTCTGGCTGTTCACCGCCAGCACGCGCCCGCCGATGCTGATACCCGCATAGTCATCATCACAGATTTCAATAACATCGCCCGGTACATGGCGAAGCCCTTCTGCGCCGACGCTGAAATCCACGGTCTGCGTTTCCAGCAGTTCTGTTTTAATCAGCCACAGCCCGGCGCGGTGTGCCTGCCCCCGACTGGTACAGCCAAAGGCATCCATCTTCGTGACGTTACGACCGTAACGGAGAATGGCCTGCGTATCTTCAACAAGCTCTGTCGCCGTCTCCCAGCCGTTATCCGGGTCAATCCAGTTCACCTCAACGGCATTATGGCGGTCCTTCAGGGCGCTGAAGCTGTAGCGGAACGGCGCGCCATCATCCGGCATCACCACATTACTGCGGTTATAGGTCCACACCTTATCCGACGGTCGGTCCTGCACGAACGTCAGCGTCTGCCCGTTCCATACCGGCATACAGCGCATCGCCGAGCAGAAATCACTGAGAACATCCCACGCCTTACGCTGTGTGGTCAGGTACGCATTACAGGTGATGCGCGGCTCCGTGCCGCCAAAACCGTCCGGCACCGACTGATCGCAATGCTGGCTGATGACATACAGCGCCCATTTGTCCACATCCGCCGCACCAAGACGTTTCCCCATGCCGTAGCGCGGATGGGTCAGCATATCCCACAGACACCAGGCCATGTTGTTGCTGTATGCTGGCTTAAACGTTCCGTCCCAGATACCGCTGTATTGCCGCGTCTGCGGGTTATAGTTTGACGGCACCTGCAGAATGCGCCCGCGCAGATGATAATTACGGCTCACCTGCTGGCTGCCGAACTGCTCCGAATCCACCTGCACGCCGACCAGTGCCGTGTTCGGGTAGCACTGTTTCACATCGATGATTTCGGTGTATGACGACCAGAGCGTTTTGTTCTGCAGCTGGTCTGTGGTGCTGTCCGGCGTCATCCTGCGCATCCGGATATTGAACGGGCGCGGCGGCAGGTTACCCACCACCACCGAGGCCAGATACTGCGAGGTGGTTTTGCCCTTAATGGTGATGTCTTTTTCCGTCACCCAGCCACCATTACGCTGGATCTGAACCAGCAGGCGAACTTCCGACGGATTCCGGTCCCCCTTTGAGGTGGTTTCCACCAGTGCCTGCACACCGAAGGTAAAGCGCAGTCGGTCGATGTTTGCCGACGTGATGGTGCGGGTGATCGGCGTGTCGTATTTCACTTCCGTACCCAGCACCGTCTCGGAGCCGGAGGATTCAAAGCCCTCCGGCGGTGTCTGCTCCTGCTCACCTGCCCGGAACACCACCGTGACACCGGAGATATTGGTATTCCCCTCACTGTCCAGCACCGGCGTACTGTTCAGCAGCACGCTTTTTAATCCATCCACCGGACCTTCAATCGGCCCTTCGCTGATGGCATCGATCACACTCAGCAGCTGCGTGGACTTCAGGTTGTCCTTCGCTTCGCGCGGGGTATGCCCCTTACTGCTGCCTTTACCCATTCGTCACGCTCCATAAACGACAAAACCGCCCGCAGGCGGTTTCACATAAAATGTTTTGCATCAGCGACCAATCACCACAACCTGACCACCATCCCCTTCGTCTGCCGTGCTGATCTCCTGAGAAACCACCCGCGACCCCACACGCATTTCACCGTACAGAACAGGCAGAACATTGCCCTGAGCAACCATGTTATCCAGTGACGAGAAATAGGTGTTCTGTTTGCCGTTATCTGTACTGGCTGCCGTGGGCGTCCTGGCTTTCGGTGCCAGCATCTGCGCCACACCGCCCAGGATCATACTGGCCCCTGCCGCATACATGCCCGATACAGCCGCGGCACCCAGCCAGCCCACAGGGTTCCACCATGCCACCGCAATCAACGCCGCCCCCAGCACCACCTGAAACACACCGCCACTTTTAGCTCCCGCCAGACGCGGCACGATGTGGATCACGGCACCATTAGCCAGCGGCTCATTAAGACGGGCAGATAATTCGGTTTCACCTGCATCACGCCCGGCAATGCGCACCTGATACCAGCCGTCATTCAGTTTCTGACGAAACGCCGGGACCTGTGTGGACAGCGCCCGGATGGCTTCAGCCCCCGTTTTCACACGAAGGTCGATGCGGCGGCCAAATCGTTGTAAATCCCCGTAAAGGCAGATGCGTGCCATGCCCGGTGACGCCAGAGGGAGTGTGTGCGTCGCTGCCATTTGTCGGTATACCTCTCTCGTTTACTCAGTTGTTCAGGAATATGGTGCAGCAGCTCGCCGTCACCACAGTAAATGGCGGCATGATTCGGCACAGATGAACCAAAACAGCACAGCAGCACATCGCCCGGCTGCGCCGCTGACAACGGCACCTGATACAGCCCTGTGGCCTCCAGATTATCCAGATAGAGATTCTGACCGTTACGCCACCAGTCATCCTCACGATGAAAATCCGGCATCTCAATCCCCGCCAGATGGTAAGCATCCCGGAACAGCGTGTAACAGTCCGTCACCCCGTGCTCAAAGCGCCGCCCGGTGAGATGCGGCACACAGCGGAACTTATGAATCGCCCCCCGGCAGACCAGCCACCACGGCAAATCACTCTGCACCTGCAGTCGCCGGTCGGCCTCACTCAGCCAGGGCAGAACACCGGGATGGCTGTGCACCAGCGCCACAATCTCACCCTGCATTTCTGCCCGCACCCAGTCCTCCGGCGACATCCGGAAATACTCCTCCGGCTCACCGGAGATATTTACGCAGGGAAGATATCTTTCCCCCTCCGGCGTTCTCACTACGAAGCCGCACGACTCCGCTGGCGCACATCGTCGGGCGTGTGCCAGAATCGCTGATTCTGTCTCTGTCATGGGATTTACTGCGAAAGTTTGTTAATGGAAAGGAAGCCGCCAAAGTTGCCGACGTTATTGCGAAACTTACAGCCGCTCAGGCATTTGCTGCATTTATCCTTCGTGATATCGGACGTCGGCTGGTCATATTCATCCGCGACAGCCGGACCGCTATAACCGCACTCATCACCGCGATAGGTCCAGGTGCAGGTGTTGGCCAGCATGATGCGCCCCGGAAAAACGGCACCATCCGTTTCCGTCGGTGTGGACAACACAAAGGAGGCACTGACCGCGCTCAGTTCGCTGCACTGCTCGATGCGCCAACGGCTGATCACCTCCTGCTCCGGATCGGCGTCACTGTTTCCGTTGACGAAGTTCACCGCATCCAGAAAACGGGCGTAAACCTTACGCCTGACTACCGTTCCGCCGACCAGACTCTGCAGGTCTTCCGCCATCCCGGTGACCATGCCGTGCAGGTTAGAGACTTTCAGCGTTGGTCTTGCACTGGCTCCTTTGCCGTTCATCTCAAAGCCGCTTCCCTGAATAGGGTACGCCTGATACTGTCGCCCCTGCCAGGTGACCGACTCACCTTTTTCGTTCTGCTCATTACAGAAAAAATAACGCTCTCCGCCGACCTCTGTCAGATCGACTTCCCAGAGCACGACCAGCGCGGATTGCTCCGATTTTGTACACTCATTCAGTGTTTCCTGCTGTATATCCTGCATCAGTGAGTGACCTCTTCAAAGGTACAGTTAAAATCGGTATACATGGCATTATCCGAAATACTCCACTCCCTGCAGACAACCCGGACGGTCCTGTTGTATTTTGGCGGACGCCACAAAAAAGCACGCATCCCGGCATGACGGGATAAAAAACTGTCCAGCGCAGCGCGGGAATATTCATCTGTGACCCGAAATACCGGTTTAAACGTTTTCAGATCCGCATTCAGACCACCAGCCCGTCGCTGTTCATATCCGTCACCGAACTTTACCGTAATAACAGATGGCTTTCGTGTCGTCTCCATCCCCTCGCGGGGGATCCAGTTAAAAGCTTCAGGTTCAGGCACTGCATAATCCTCCGTCCCGACGTGATGACTGCATAATTGACACAACCCTGCTGTCGATCAGATCCACCAGCCCCCTGGCTGACTGCGTATCAATCTCGCCATTGCTCCCTTTATTCTGAATATTGATGTGATACACGGGAGAATAGACAAATCCGCCACCACCATTCACATTGCCAATAGCCCTGACCCCAAGAGAACCGTCCGCCGCCCGCGTAAGCGGCATGATAGCTTCAGGTCCGGCTTCCCCCATCAGCCCGGCACCTTTCGCAAAAGCAAAGTACGTCGGCGTATCCACAATGGTGTTACTGTAAGCACTCAGATTTGCCGATGTGTAAACACCGCCTTTTGCGTTCGCTACTGCACCGGAAAGCCAGTCGCCAACACTACCAATCCATCCCCCCGCTCCCGACATTGTCCCGGAGAGTGATTTCAGCCCGTTAACAATGGCCGCGTTCATCAGGATTTTTGAAACTTCCTGAAGGATCGAACTCCCCCAGTTTCTCCAGTCCACAACGTTTCCGGCCAGTGCCTCGGAAATATTTGAAACCAGACCATCCATAGTGGAAACGACCGCATCTGCCGCTTGTGAAGCATAATCAGTGGCACTGTCTGCCCAGTTCGTCAGCCCCTCTTTGAGCCCAGCATTCCAGTTACTGCGTAAAGCATCGGCCTTTGCATAATAATCCTGCTGATCGTTGAGACGCTCCTCCAGATATTTTTCATTCAGCGTTTTTTCCTGTTTCCACAGGGCTTCTTCGATTTCTCCGGTCTGGTACTGTCTCAGCAACTCATTATTTTTCTGCTCAAACTCCTGTCGGATGTTCCACATTTCCTGAAGCCGCTCACGTATTCGTGTTCCGTCTCCATACCCTAACAACTGAGCCTCATTTGATGCCCTGACACTGGCGTTACTGTCCGCCAGGCTGCTTTCATAAGCAGCAATTTGCTCACGAATTTTTTTCTGGTCGATGAGTGCTGCATTCTGTAAAAGGGTTTGTTTCTGCGCTTCTGATAAGGTTGATAATTCGCCCTGGCTGACCTGGTATTTCATCTTAGCCAGTTCAGTATTCTGTCCTGCCAGTGTTATTTGTTCTTTTTGTTGTTTAATCAGTCTGTTATAAGCATCTTCCGTTTTTTCTGCTTCCGATTTTCCACCACGTACCTTTGGCTTATTCGCCTGGTTGTTACGCCATGCTTCCAGCGCGTTGTTGATATAAGTTTGCCTTGCCGTCTGATAGGCATCCCCCACAAAACCGAGATCATCCGCTACATAGCCCAGACGAGTACGCTCACGCGCTTCCCCCTTCATACGGGATAAGGTCAGCTCTCGCTCAGTGTTATTCAGCGCGTTCTGCTGTTTATCATCCAGAGCAGCCTGTGGCAGCCGTAACGGTACATTCACCAGCCCCTGTCGCTGCTGAAGTAATTCATTACCAAGCCCAAGAAGACGATTAAACTCGGTATGTTGGCCATTCATGATCAGTAATGACTGATATGCTTTGTTTTGTTCCGCTGCCTGTTGGCGGATCAGCACCACTCGTCGTTCTTCCAGCCCGGCAAGCACATCCTGGATTGACTGGGCTTTTTCCTGCATTCCGGAAAGTCGGGACTGCTCAACAGCCAGCTGACTTGTTGCTTCTGCAAGCCCTTCTGTGACAGTTTTCACCGACGTCATGTGGTTAATCATAAAACCGTTATCGGTTGTCCAGCCCGGGTTTGCCAGGACATACTGATAGCCAGCAATTTTTTCCTGTAAGGATTTAATCTTACTTTTCTGCTCGTCAATTAACCTGTTCTGCTCCTCCAGAGCCTGCCGCGTCTTTTCTTCATTATCTGCCGCTTCAGGAAGTGACATTGCAGACGTTTTCTGGCGAATTTCGTCGATTGTTGCGGCATACTGACGCGCTGATTCTCTGGCCTGCTCCTGGTTCTGATACATTGTGTACCAGGCCGCCGCCCCCAGCATGACAAGTCCAGGCACACCACCAACCAGCCCCAGAGCACCGCTTAACAACCGACTACTAACTGACGTAACGTTATTCAGCGTTGCCTGTGCCGCTGTTCTGGCAGCAATATTACGGGTAAGTGAAGCCTGTGCGGTTGCCAGTTTCGCTTCTGCTGCAGCCTGTTTTTCTGTACCACGGGCAGCCACAACCGCCTGCTGCGCACGATACAATGCCGCCCGCGCTCTGGCTGTTGCTATCTGTGTCCCTCTGAGCTGTGCCTCAGCAAGAGCCACTTCGTTTCTGGCAACAGTGATTAACCCGGCAGTTGCAGAGCCCGCAGAAGACGCCATATTGCCAAAATATCGGGCTACACCAATTGCAACCAGAGCTCCCGCCGCCGTGGCAACCGTATCAATATTATTCGCAACACCATTCATTATTCCGGTAAGCGTTTTCGTTGCACCGCTGGCATCATTCGCACCACCAACCCAGGCCATAAAGGCGTTTTCAACTTTGGTTGCAGAGGATGATACGGTATCAGGCATGGCTGCATATTCATCCCGCAGCGTACCAAGCTGGCTAATCAGTGCAGGAACAACCTTATCGGCGGTCAGCTTTCCATCATCCGCCATTGCCTTCAGATCTTTACGGGCAACCCCCATTCCTGCAGCCAGAGCACGAATAACACGATCACCGCTTTCATTTACTGAATTAAACTCTTCACCGCGCAGAACCCCTTGCGCCAGTGCCTGGCTGAACTGAGTGATCACCGAGCTGGCTTCCGCAGAACTGGCTCCGGACAATTTCAATCCTGTAGAAATGGCCTCGGTAACTTTCAGTACTTCCTCAGACCTGTAACCATATTCCCGCATGGAAGAAGCCGAACGTGCAAAAAGACTGGCGTTATCAGCAAAAGCAGTACCCGTTCTCTGGCTGATCGCCATTAATTCGCGCTGTGATGCCTGGAAATCATCGCTGGACTGCGTGGCCTGCTTCAAACGGGCATTTACTGAGCTCCATTCATCCGCAAGAGATATAAGATGTCCAGTGGCAAAAGCACCGGCAAATGCGCCAGCCATATTCATTGCCGAAGACTTCGCCGTATTTATCTGCTCGGTCACTTCTGCCAGTGCTCGCCGCATATCACGGGATGCAGCTGCAGACTGTCGACCTCCGTTCTGCATGGTACGGTAGTACTCCTGTCCCATACGTGAAGCTCGCGCAATTTCTGACTGGAATGACTGCGAATTTGCCGAGATTTTTATAATCAGTTCGCGTAGTGACGCCATTCTCGTTCTCCAGGCAAAAAAAAACCGCCGAAGCGGTTTTTGCTTTTAAAGAAGCCCAGCCTTACGCCTTGCTTCTTCAAGATATTCATCATCCGTTTTTTGCGAAACGGTACTATCAGGGTTATGTGTTAAATCACTACCGCAATGCTTACACTTAATGGCTTCTTCTTTGATCAACTCCGCACAGTAAGGGCATTTTTTCATGCCATTGCTCACCATTTGTTGCTCATGCGTTTTTTCATCTTTTTGGATTACAAGTGAATGAACCAAGGCAACGATAAAGAGTAAGGCTCCGTATATCCACCATCCCCAAAATGAACGCCCTTTACTTTGCGCGATAATAGCCGGAATTAACCCCAGGACTAGCGCAATAAGAATAACTTCCATCAATATCTCCTTATTTACTTAATAAAAATCGGAATCATAATCCAGTAAAGTAAGAAGATCATTGTGTCGCTGCAAATAATGCATTTTCAAACGCTGTGAACGGATCTTTAATATTATTTGCAGGAACGACCTCCCACTGAAGAATCGCTTCATTCAGTGGAACTTTGACACCCTGCGCCCCGTAAACTGCAGAAACTATCTGGGCAGCCCGGATATCAGCCCGCTCGTCACCCAGCGGGCTGATCCTGTCAAATTCTGCCCACATCATGATTTCCGATGCAGACATTTCCCGGCGTAACTCTGACAATGTGCGCCCCATCCTGAGCGCCAGCATCATCAGAAAACGAATACCCGGAAGTGCTACTTTTTTTTAATAACTTCAGCATCAGTGATCAGTTCCAGTGACTGACGAAGCAGTCGCGCATGTACCGGACCATATACTGCAAGTACCTGCTCCCGATCATCCGCTGAAAACACGGGTTGCATCCCGGTATCACACAGAACATCGATGAACAGTTCAACATCCGCTTCCAGATTTCGGCGGGCACGCTCCGCAACTGATAACGGTGTATCATCATCTCCGGTTTTAACGATCTCCTGCCAACGTAACCAGGCTTCTGCAGAGGGTTCCCGTAATACAACCGTTGTACCTTCCCACTCAGGAACATCAACTGTTTTGTGGCGAAAACCAGACATCGTCGCCAGTGCCAGATTGCGGATATTTTTAGACATAGATTTCATCCTCCTTAACTGACAGTTACGGTGCAGGAAGTGGAGGTCACCTTATTAATCGGGCTTGCTGAATCAGAAACCTCACAGGTATACGCACCGGCATCTCCGGATGTCACGGAGGCCTTGTTGAAAGTTGCCGATGTCTGCCCGGAAACTGGAGAGCTGCCTTTCTTCCAGACATATGAATAAGGAGGCACACCACCTGATGCCTCAACAGACATATTCAGCGTTTCACTGGCAGAAACCTGTAGTGTACTTTTCAAATCAGAGAGGAGTTTCAAAGGTTCAGTGGTCAGAGAGGGCTTTCCTTTCAGGCGCAGGGAAAATGTGGCAGCAACAACACCGTTGGTTCCCACAGACCAGGTATGCTGGCGAACTTCTGCCATAAAAGTAAATCCATTTCCTGACGGGAAAATAACTTTGAAACCGTATGTGGTGTCGTTGTCATAAGCACTACGCAACGCGTTCTGGGCAGAGTTGAGATAAAAGTTTCCTGACATGGAAATCTCTGAAGCAGCCCCAAGACCGTTGATATTCTCCTGCTCGGTAGAACACAGCGTAGTGACATCAATATCCTGTTTCTGCCCGGCGGTAAACTGAACCTCTTTAATCGTACAGCTCAGTTCAAGAAAACTGGCAGAACTCAGCGTTTCTGCCGTTACCGGTGCAGACGAGATCATGACTTTGGTCTGCTGAGAACGTTCAAAATTAGAGGACATACTCGTCTCCTGAAAATAAAAAACCCGCCAGCGGCGGGTGGGTAAAATCATTAACGACCTCAGGCTATTACCTGAAATTCAAGCGTAGCTCTGCTCAGACGGGAATCAGGATCATAACCCTGAGTTTTAGAAATAACGGATGGTGCCAGTTCCCTTACCGCATCAAGCGCCTGCTCACGGATATCATCTGCGTCATCAGGAGCCGTTGCCCAGATATCAATCTGCACGGTAATTCTGGATTCAGCCTGACCATCAAGCACATCAGACGCGATGTCAGACACCACTGAAAACACCAGCCATGGTGGAGATACCGCAGGCTTTCCCTCCGTCAGCGGGACCACATAAGGATAAACCTGCCCTCCGGCCAGTTGGGACAGAAGAGCATACAGCGTGGCTTCTCTCATTTACTCAGCACCCCATCAATAGCCTGATTCATATGCTTCATGGCAACCTGTGCTGCCAGCTCCTCTGTCGTATCAAAGGCCGGGCGAATGAACGGATGGGCAGGCATATTGATAGTCCCCAGCTCCACGAAACGCCAGTAAAACGCGTTTCGCGGATCGCTGGCTTTCATGCTGTTATCACTGTTTCCGGTTCGCAGATTCCGCCCACGAATGTGGACACCAGAGATAATTTCACCACGACGCCGTGAACGCTGAGTCAGAATAACCACGTTTTTCTTCAGTTTTCCGGTTCGCTCTGGCGCATGATCAATAACCGCCTCCCGGATAACCTCTGCACCGGCACGGGAGGCATCGCGAAGCACCTTATTACTCTCTGCTCTGCTGAGAAGTTCCAGATCTCTTGCAATATCCGCCAGGCCAGAAAAATCCAGACTAAAATCCGTCACATTCCACCTCTCTGGCTGCAAAGTATTTCAAGCCTGGAGGATCGTGCGTCCGGGATCGGCGGCCCGTCGATATTCAGAATGGCTCCCTTGAATGCCCCGGTCAGCACTTTCAGACGTGAGGCGGCCGTCACATCGCGCCGAAATCGCATCCAGACTCTTACTGTTGTCTGCGCGGTTTCCGCACCGCCCGATATACGTTCCCGCCCACTGATCCCCTTAACCTCTGCCCATACCGTAGCCCCCTCTTTCAGGGTTTCCTCCGGGTGACCGGAAGGGGTACGGGAGGTCGTAATATTCAGAATAACCACGCGATCACGTAATCTTCCTGCCTGCATGAAATCCTCCTATGTTCCGGGATGAAACCGATACATTCGGAGTCCGGTATAGAAAAAATCAGGTACAGCATCCTGCATTTCCCTGTTCTCGTACCAGTAGCCAACCAGTTGCATAAGACGCAACTTTATCAGTGGTGTTATTACAAGCCCGGTCGTATCCTGATCAGGAACAGTTTCATCGTGAAGTGTCCGGTTTAAAAACTTTTCAGCCTCTTCTCTGGCTGCTGCCAGATACATCATAAGAAGTGCATTCTCCTGTTCATTGTCATCATCAATCCGGCACTGAACACGAAGCTCTTCCAGAGTAGGCATCATTTGGGCTACCTCTATGAATGCTGTTTTTTAGCCTTATCAGATACCCGTGCAACAGGTGTTCTCTTATCAGAAACAATCCCTGCTGCAGTGGCAATTTCACGTACCCGTTCGGGTAATTCTTTATCTTCATACTCACCAGCACGAATGATCTCAACGCGCATACCGTCCGGTGACCATTTCAGATCTTGTTTCAGGATCATGATTCTTTCACCTGTCAGAACAAGGGCGCAATTCAGCGCCCCTGAATGACTACGCCGCTGCAATCTTCAGCAGTTTGATGGCCTGCGAATCGACCAGCATGCCGCCGGTGCGCTTGGTGGTATAAAAACCGACAAACGGTTTATTGGTGTACGGATCACGCAGAATGCGGGTACCGATACGGTCAACGATGGTGTAACCCCGTTTGAAGTTACCAAATGCAATAGCTTTCGCATCAGCGGCGATATCCGGCATCTGTTCGTTTTCAGCGATACCGTAACCCGCCAGAGAGGACGGTTGCCCCAGCTCCAGCCCCGGACGCCACAGATAGTTACCCTCGGTGTCTTTCAGCAGACGGATGGCAAACAGGCTGTTGTTGTTCATCATGAACTTCGCGCCAGTGCGGTGTGCCTTACGCAGCGTGTAAATCAGTTTGATAATGGCGTCTGCGGTCACCGTCGTCGCTTCACCGGATACAATATGCTGAAGTTTACCGAACGCACGAACCTTATCGGTTTCATCGGTGGATTCATACGCCAGGAACCCTTTTGGCTTCTTAGTGCCATCACCGGTGGTAAAGGCAATTTCTTCCTGTTCGGCAAATTCGGTCGCCAGCTCGCTGTTGATCCAGGCCTCCACGTTGAAGAAGGCATCATCCAGCATTTTCTGAGTGGCCTGCGGGTTACCGTAGATTTCCCCCATGAAAGGTTCAATCAGTCCCAGTTTTGAGGTGGCAGTCTGGGAGCGCGCGTCAGTCTCGCCCACCCATCCGGAAGCCGTGCCGCCCAGATTCACCAGTTTTTTGTAGTCGGAACCGCCAACAGTGATCACCGTGGCTTCCTGGCGCATCACCACTTCATCTTTCAGCAGGGTGAGAATGTTGCGATCCAGTGCTTCCGGCACGGCATAGCC